AAAGAATCGGGTGAAACATCAGTTACTAAAAATCATTACGAAGTAGATTTTATAGAGAATGATGAAGTTAAAGAGACTAGGGAAATGATTACTAAAGAACCCGATGTCGTAATACATAGCGAACAATATGCCGAAGATGCGGCAGAGAATTGGGTTTTAGGAGTTATTGAATGATAGTATATCTCGTGGATAACATGGGAACAGATTTATCTGTAGTAAATGCGGCAAGAGTATCTTTTGATAAAGAGTCTCAACAATTTGAAGATAGAGATGAGAAATTAATAAAATTTTTAGCAGAACATAATCACTGGAGTCCATTCGGACATGCTTCACTTCAATTTAGAATAAAAGCACCAGTATTTGTCGCAAGACAATTAGTAAAGCATCAGGTTGGTTTAGTTTGGAATGAAGTAAGTAGAAGATATGTTGATGATGAACCAGAGTTTTATATACCAGATGTGTGGAGAAAACGTCCTCCAGACAGTATAAAACAAGGATCAAGTGATGAGACTTTAGAGTATGATATATCAGGTACAATGAAATTTGTACAACAAACTTATAATAATCTTTTAAGAGAAGGGGTTGCTCCAGAAATGGCTCGTATGGTACTTCCACAAAATATGATGACAGAATGGTTTTGGAGTGGAACTCTATATGCATTTGCAAGAGTGTGTAACCTTAGATTAAAAGATGATGCACAAGCAGAAACAAGAATAATCGCAGAACAAATTAACAATTTAACACAAGAGTTATTTCCTATTTCGTGGAAATATCTAGTAGGAGAAGGGCATGCCAAGTAATCATTTACCGACACAATATCAAGAATTTATCCATCTATCAAGATACTCAAGATGGCTACCAGATGAGGGTAGAAGAGAAACGTGGAGTGAAACAGTTGGTAGATACTTTGATTTCTTTCAAAGTAAACTAGACGAAGAAGAGAACTATAAACTCACACCAGAAGAAAGAAAAGAATTAGAAGAAGCAGTACTATCACAGAAAGTAATGCCTTCTATGAGATGTTTAATGACTGCGGGTGAAGCCCTTAAAAGAGAAAACATTGCTGGATATAATTGTTCATATATTGCAGTAGATTCACCAAGAGCATTTGATGAAATACTTTATATTCTTATGAACGGAACTGGTGTTGGTTTCTCTGTAGAAAGACAAGACGTTGCTAAATTGCCTGTTGTAGCTGAAGAACTACACCCAACAGATACTACAATTGTAGTGCCTGATAGTAAATTGGGTTGGGCTAAATCACTCAAAGAACTTATTCATTTATTATATTCTGGCCAAATTCCATCTTGGGATTTAAGTAAAGTAAGGCCAGCTGGAGCACCTCTAAAAACATTTGGAGGGAGAGCATCTGGACCAGAGCCACTTGATCAGTTGTTTAGATTTGCTAGTAGTATTTTTAGAAATGCCGCTGGTAGAAAACTATCATCTTTAGAGTGTCACGATCTAGTATGTAAAATAGCGGAGATAGTAGTTGTCGGTGGTGTAAGAAGATCGGCACTTATCTCTTTAAGTAACCTTAGTGATGATCGAATGAGAGTCGCTAAATCAGGACAATGGTGGGAAGATCATGGGCAAAGAGCATTGGCAAACAACTCGGCGTGCTATAGCGAGAAGCCAGAAATCGGCATCTTCATGGACGAATGGAAAAGCCTCTACGATTCCAAATCTGGAGAACGGGGCATCTTCAACCGTGAATCTGCAAAAAAACAAGCTGGACGTAATGGTAGACGAGACAATGACTGGGATTTTGGCACAAATCCGTGTTCAGAAATAATTCTGAGAAGTAAACAGTTTTGTAATCTATCAGAAGTAGTAATACGTTCAACTGATACTATGAGAAGTCTAAAAGATAAAGTAAGACTTGCTACAATACTTGGTACATTTCAATCTACATTAACTAACTTTAGATATTTAACAAAAGATTGGAATAATAACACAGAAGAGGAACGTCTACTTGGCGTTTCTCTTACTGGTATTATGGACAGTACTCTTACAAATGGTACTGATGATGGACTAGAAAAAAGACTTGAACAATTAAAGCAAGTTGCAGTTGAAACAAATGCTGAATGGGCTAAGAAGATTGGTATACCACAATCAGCGGCTATCACTTGTGTTAAGCCATCTGGTACTGTATCTCAGTTAGTAGATTCTGCATCTGGTATTCATGCTAGACATAATCCATATTACATACGTACAGTACGTGCTGATAAGAAAGATCCACTTGCTCTGTATATGAAAGATGCTGGCTTTCCGTGCGAAGATGATGTGATGAAGCCTGAACATACTTCAGTATTTTCTTTTCCAATGAAAGCACCAGAAGGTGCAATAATGAGACAAGATAAGAATGCTCTAGAGCAATTAGAATTATGGTTAACATATCAAAAAGCTTGGTGTGAACATAAACCATCTGTAACAATATCTGTTAAAGAAGATGAGTGGTTTGATGTTGGTGCTTGGGTTTATAAACATTTTGATTATATGAGTGGTGTATCATTTCTTCCATATTCTGAACACGTATATAAACAAGCTCCGTATCAAGACATAGATAAAAAGACTTACGAAGCTGAATTAAAAACTATGCCGAAAGAAGTAGATTGGGCTTTACTATCACAATATGAAAATAGTGATATGACAGAAGGTGCTCAAGAATTAGCTTGTACCGCAGGAGGTTGTGAAATATAATGCTTATTTCAGAAGATGTTAAATTAGATTATTCTGACGTATTGATTCGTCCGAAACGATCTACATTAAAGACAAGAGCAAGTGTTGATATTGAAAGACGATATCAATTTAGAAATAGTAAAAGAGAATGGAGTGGTGTTCCCATAATGGCCGCAAATATGGATACTGTGGGAACTTTTAAGATGCACGAAGCACTAGCACAATTCCACGTCACAACTTGTATAGCTAAAGCATTGAATACTGAAGAAGATTGGTGGAAAATAGCTTACAAAGAAAAAGGTAGAGAATACATTGCAATTATGGCAGGTATCTCAGATGAAGAGATGAATAGAGTTGTAGAAGTGTGGAATAGTACACGTATGTCATTTATTGGTATAGATGTTGCGAATGGTTATACTATAGCAGTTGTAGATGCTCTTAAAAAACTTAGAGATAAACTCCCTCAAGCTACAATAGTTTGTGGTAATGTAGTAACGGCAGATATGACTGCTGAATTGATATTAGCTGGAGCAGATATTGTTAAAGTGGGTGTAGGCCCTGGGTCCGTCTGTACTACGAGAGTAAAAACAGGAATAGGCTATCCTCAATTATCTGCTGTTATTGAATGTGCTGATGCCGCTCATGGATTGGGTGGACATATCATAGCTGATGGTGGGTGTAATAATTCTGGTGATGTTGTGAAAGCATTTGCCGCAGGTGCTGACTTTGTTATGATTGGTGGTATGTTAGCAGGACACGAAGAATGTGCTGGTGAATTAGTATTCGAAGATGATAATCCAGAGCCTATTGGAATGCAGTTTTATGGAATGGCCTCTGAAACTGCTATGGAAAAACACGGCAAATTAATCACTAATGAATATCGCGGCTCAGAAGGAAAAACTGTAACAGTTCCATATAGGGGACCAGTAAAACCAACTATTGTTGATATTTTAAGTGGATTACGTTCAGCTTGTACATATGTAGGAGCAGGTAATTTAAAACAACTAAGTAAGTGTACTACCTTTGTACGTGTTAATAACACACACAATACAATTTACGGAGTATAGATATGTCAATAGACAAAGAAGAAGCCGCATATGAATTAGAATGCTCTGAGTGTGGAGCAGAGTATGAAATTCACGATATAAATACATCTAAGAACGAACCAATTTATTGTCCTTATTGTGGGGCAGACATTGATCTTGAAGAAGAAGAAGAAATTGATGATGATGGCTTAGATGAAGAAGACACCAACTACAACGAAGAGTACGAAGACTGATGACTATGATAATCCGTGGACATTTAGTGGACAACCTTTTAACTCAGAAGATATAGAAAAATATGTGGGATTCGTTTATCTTATTATCGAACTGGATACACAAAAGAAATATCTTGGAAGAAAATACTTCCACAAATTACGAAAAACAAAAGGTAAATCAAAAAGAGTTAGATCAGAATCAGACTGGAAAAAATACTACGGATCTTCAAAAGAACTTCTTCAAGAAATTCAAATTCATGGTATAGATAACTATAAAAGAATAATATTATCATTACATACTACTAAAGGTGATGTAAATTACGAAGAAGTAAAACAACAGTTTAAACGTGATGTATTAGAGAGAGATGATTATTATAATGACAACATTAATGGTAAGTGGTATAAAAAGCCTTTACATATAAGTGAATCTAGAATATACAGTAGACATGATAATATCGTATAAACATAAATTCGTTTTCATTAAAACTAGAAAAACCGCAGGCTCAACATTTGAAAAGCTGGTATATCCCCACTTAGATGAAAAAGCGGGAGATATTTGTACTGGATCTGAACAAGATAATACACCAGAAATGAATCGCAGAGCAATATTTCGTGGACACACCCCCTTTAAAAAAGTAGAATTTTTAATTGATCCTAACTGGTGGATTTTTACTATAGAAAGAAATCCCTGGGACAAAGTTGTTAGTCAATATTTCTTTCAGCGAGGATTACCTAAAAAGAATGAAGAAGAACAAA